GTTCTAATGCAAGTGGTAAAATATATTTTTTATTAAATAACAATGCTGGAACATCCGCAACAGCTTTAACTGATGCTGTATTAACTATAGACTCGGTAGGAACAACTGTAGGGTCATCAAGAGTAGGAATTGGAACAAGATTTCCAACAGCATCTTTACATATTAGTGGTACTGTAGCTACTGATAATTTAATGCGTGTTCAAAGCACAACTGGTGCTGAATATTTCTTTATAAGTGGTAGTGGCAATATAGGCATAAACACCACATCCCCATCTGCAAAATTACACATAACTGGTTCTTCTTCAGATGTTACATTCAGAGTAGATACACCATCAGTAAATGGTTCATTATTTGTAACAGGTTCAGGTAGAGTTGGTATCCAACAAACAAACCCAAGCTCACATATTCATATTACATCTGATCCATCAGCAAATAAATATCTTCGAATTGATGCTGCACAAGTTAGTAATAACCCACTTGAAGAAGGTGGCGCACCTATTATAGCTATTAAGGGACACTCTGGTACACATGTGGACAAATATTTATCAGAACCCAGATATTGGATGGAAATAATATTAGATGGAGCAGTAGTTTTAATACCTTGTTACTCACCAGGATGATAATACTATGTTCCTCAAATCCACACCCCAACTCCTTCAACAAATCAAAGATAGTGGTGTTCCCATTATTAGTATTACTATGGAAGAATTTCAAAAAATGATATCCAAAGGCAAACTTTTAACAAATGATGAGGTGTTGGAGAAATTAAAAAACAATTTGGTAAAACCAAAATAGTTTTGTATATTATAATTATTTATGAGTAAAGTTTTAATAGGAACACCCACATATGATGGTAGGATAGATACTTGGTTTGCTGATTCGTTGGTTAGAACTATAAAACAATCTATACCTAAAAAAATTCAAATAGATGCTATTTATCCATCTTACGATTCTTTAATACAAAGGGCCCGAAATGACCTTTTTAGAATGGCATTAGAAGGTGAATATGATGTTCTATTTTTCATAGATTCAGATACGGAATGGGAGCCTGAATGGTTTTTTAGATTGTTAGAAAGACCTGAACCTATGGTTGGTGGAGCACTTGTAAAAAAATCTGATAATGAAGGATATACTATAAAAATAACTAATAAAATCTTAAAATACTCTATAGACAAAAAACTACTAGAAGTAGATGGTGTGGGTACTGGTTTTTTAAAAATAGATAGATTTGCAATAGATAAATTATGGTTAATGAGCGAACCTTATTTTCACGATGGTAAAGATAACCGAATGGTATTTGATATTAAAATAGAAAATGGGGATTTGATATCAGAAGATTACATTATGTGTAACAAATGGAAATCATTAGGATATAAGGTGTGGTTAGACCCTACAATAACATGTAACCATAACGGTGTAAAAAAATATAAAGGAAATATACAAAACTTTTTAGAAAAAAATGGATATGTTTGATAAACCTATGGGTGGAACTGAACTTATGTTTGCCGAATTAAAAAATAGATTACCCGAAAATATATGGAATAATATTTCTATATTCAATTATCTACCACAAGCAGATTTTAGCAAGAAAACTATATTCTGGAATCAGCTTTCATATGATCAAGAAGCTGTTCAATTTTTAAAAGACCCAAAATATATTGAACAAATAAACCATTTTGTATTTGTTAGTCATTGGCAATCTGAAATATATAGAAAAACATTTAACATCCCAGGATATAAATCATACATTATAAAAAATGCTTGTATTGGTGTAGATATAAAACAACCTACCAATCCAGAAAAAATCAAAATATGCTATACATCAACACCTTGGAGAGGTTTAAATATACTATTACAAAGTTGGGAGATATTAAATCCAAAAAATTGTGAATTACACATATTTTCATCGTGTAAAATATATGGTGAAGAATTTTCTAAAAATGATGAACAATATTCTGATTTATATAATAAATGTAATGAATTACCCAATGTAATTTATAGAGGTTCAATACCTAATAATGAATTACGAAACGAACTATCTCATTTTGATATTTTAGCTTATCCAAACACATTTGAAGAAACCTCATGCATATCAGTTATCGAAGCACTATCAGCGGGTTTGAGAGTAATTACATCTAACTTAGGAGCACTACCCGAAACTACTGAAGGATGGGCAAGAATGTATCCATATCTAATGGATAAACAAACACACGCTATCTACTTTTCAAAAATACTAGCCGAAGAAATAAAACATGTTAAAAGTGGTAAATTTAATTCTCAATTACAAATTGATGGATATAAACAAAAATGGTCTTGGGATGTAAGAATAAATGAATGGAAAACTTTACTTGATGGATTATAATTTATTATCTTACTATACAAAACCTAATACATTTATAGATATTGGGGCACATATTGGGAATTTTACTCGAAATATACTAAAAATATCACCACAATGCTCTTGCTATCTAATTGAAGCCAATCCAAATTGTGAACCATACCTTCAAAAGTTAAATAAACCTTACCAAATTATAGGATTATCATCAAAACAAAGCACATCAGAATTATATATTGAAAATGATAATCATATAGGAACAGGTACTTCTATATACAAAGAAAACACTCAATTTTATGGAGAAGGAAAATATCATAAAATCCCCATTCAATTAAATACATTATATAATTTAAATCTATTTCCCGAAACGGTAATAGACTTAATAAAAATTGATACACAAGGTTCGGAATTAGACATATTATTAGGTGGAATTAAAACTATAAAACGAACAAAATACTTAATATTGGAAGTATCCGTTTTACACTACAATGATAATACACCACTAGTAGATATTATAATGGGTAAGATGCAAGAATATTCATTTAAGATAGAAGATATATTAGATTACAAATATTTAAACAATCAAATATTCCAAATGGATTTTCTAATAAAAAATACATATTTATAATAAACAAGTAAATACTATGAAAAAAACAGCAATTTTTGGACAAATAAACCCTAACATTACATTAGTTGAACAAACTAATATTTTTAGTTCTACCCCAAATTACATTACGGGAAGCTATATAACAGCTTTTGCCCATAATTATATATTAGGTGCTAATGAAGTTAATTTCCGTGTTATGTATGGAAACTGCACTTTTGATGATACTGGCAATGTAACTGATTTTACAACAATACACACCAACAGCACAACACTTTCAGGCGAAGTTATTTCAACTTGGGGAGAAGATGATAGCATTATCTTAAAGGCAATTGCAAAAAAACAAGGCACAACTGTTACAAATATAGTATCAGGAAGTATAGAAAATATGGGTGGAATGTTCTAAAAAATTTACAATTTACTAAAATTAGTTATGGTTAAAAAAATATTTTACAATAGCTCTATGCCTAGAGCTGGTTCTACTTTAATGCAGAACATATTGGGACAAAATTCAGAATTTTATACCACACCCACATCAGGATTATTTGAAATGTTAGCCGCGTCTCGAACAATCTTTACCGATGGGTTAGAGTTTAAAGCCCAAAACGAAGAAGAAATGTTAAATGGGTTTAGAGGATACTTAAAAGGTGGATTATATGGGTTTTTTAACAACATCACCGATAAACCATATGTAGTTGATAAATGTAGGGGGTGGAACTCTGAATGGGAGTTTATAAACGCATTTGAACCTAATCCAAAAATTATTTGCATGATTAGGGATATAAGAGCGGTTTATGCTTCTATGGAAAAAAAGTTTAGAAAACACCCTCTTTTAGACCACCATTTAGCAAATTGGGGAAATTTAACAGGTACTACTACCGATAAAAGAGTAGAAGTTTGGTCTGCAAACCCACCAATTGGACCATCAATGGATAGAATATATCAGGTTTTGGTACAAGGTTTACACAAAAATATACTATTTATAAAATTTGAAGAACTGTGTTCTAACCCAAAGGCACAAATGGAGAGGGTGTATGAGTATTTAGAATTACCTTATTATAATCATGATTTTAAAAATATCAAACAAGTAACCCACGAGGATGATAAATGGTATGGTATTTTTGGAGACCATATAATCAGAAATGAAATCAAACCTTTAAAAGAAGATTTTATAGAGGTTTTGGGGGTAAATGCGTGTAAAATAATTGAAAACAATTATGCTTGGTTTTTTAATGATTTTGAATATAAAATATGAAAGTAGGGTTTAAAACTAATAGTGAGTTTAATTTTAATTCCATTGAAATACCCAACGAAAACCATTCTCCAATAATAGTTTCATTAGCACAAAATAAAGATAATAATATGGATAACAAGTTTTTAGTGTGGCATATTGAGGGTGGTTTAGGTAAAAACATTGCAGCAACCACATTAATACCCCACATAGCAAAAAAATACCCAAGCCGAAAAATAATTATAGTAGCATCTTATCCCGAAGTATTTCTTAATCACCCAGATGTATATAGAGTTTATAGGGTCGGAATGACAGCATATTTTTATGATGATTATATATTAAATAAAGATACATTGGTATTTAGACACGAACCCTATTTTCAAACAGGGCACATTTTAAAACGAAAACATTTAATTAAAAACTGGGCTGATTTATTGGGTATAGATATAAAATCACCATTTACACCTGATTTAAGATTAAATATGGTTCAACAAAAATTAATTGAGGGGTGGAAGCGGAATAAACCAATTTGTTTAATTCACACTAATGGTGGATTTTTTCAAAATCAAAATTACAACTATGCTTGGACAAGGGATATGCCTATTGAACTTGCTACCGAAATAGCAAATAAATATGTTAATACCCACCACATAATACAAGTTACAAGACCAAACTCCCCACAAATTATGGGAGCAGAGATTGTTAATACACCTACCACCGCCGCAGAATTATTTGCATTAGTAGCCGCTTCCGATAAACGGATATTAATAGATTCATGTTTACAGCATGCTGCTGCTGGTTTTAATCTACCTTCTGTTGTATTATGGATTGGAACATCACCCGAAAACTTTGGGTATGATTTACACACTAATATAAAAGCTCTACCACCAAAAGGAAATACAAAATTAGTAGATGCATATTTATTTGATTATTCATTTGATGGAGTATTGCATGAGTGCCCATATGAAAATATAAACGAAATGTTTGATTTTAATGAATTAAATAAAATACTACAATGATATATTGGTTTACAGGTCAGCCAGGTGCTGGAAAAACTGTGCTAAGCAAAGCATTAAAAGAATATTTAGAAACAAATCATTACAAAAAAGTAATCCATGTTGATGGCGATGATATACGTGAAATCTTTGATAATAAAGATTATTCAAAAGAGGGTAGATATAAAAACATAACTTTAGCGCAACAAATAACTAAGTTTTTACACTTAAAGGGATTTGATGTTGTTGTTAGTTTAGTTTCCCCTTATAAAGAGTTAAGGGAAGCATTTAAAAAAGAGCTTGGAAGTGAAATAAAAGAATTATATGTTCACACAACGGAGATTAGAGGAAGGGAGCAATACCATTCACCTGATTATGAACCACCAATTATTAACTTTATAGATATAGACACGACAAATTGTTCAGTAACCGAATGTATAAATAAAATATTATGACAAAACAATATTCAATTTTTATAGGTAGATGGCAACCTTTACATGAAGGCCATAAGTATATTTTTAATGAAAGATTGAAATTAGGTAAAAATGTATGTATAGCTATTAGAGATGTAGAATCAAATGAAAACCAACCTTGGACAGCGGAGGAAATTAAACAAAATGTTGAACAGGAATATCAGGATTTAATTAAAGAAGGTAGGGTTAAAGTAATTGTTGTTCCTGATATTGAATCGGTTAATTACGGAAGAGGTGTAGGATATGAAATAATAGAGCATGTAGTACCCGAAAATATATCTCAAATATCGGCTACTAAAATTAGAGAACAACTAAAAAAAGAAGGAAAATTATAAAAATGCAACTTAAAGAAAAATCTGCTCTTATTCGCCACATACTCAAAACCATATCATATAGAATGTTAGGAACACTTACAACTGTTACAACAGCATATCTATTAGGTGCGTCTTTAGAACTATCATCAATTTTAGGTATAGTAGAATTGATTGTTAAACCTTTAATTTATTTTATACATGAGAGGTTTTGGTATAAAAATATAAGATTATATGAAACTTCTAAATCAGAATCAATAACTAAATTAGAGTCTAAAAGAGAATTCACATCATTATATTCGAAAGAAGAATAGTTTTAATCCCGTGTTATTTGTCAGTCGGATAATAATATTTTACTCAAGCTTATATTATTAGGTATAAACTTTTAACAAATGATGAGCCGTTGGAGAAATTAAAACCACACAATAAACAAAATTAAACTCTATATTTATCTATATGGGAAATTTAATAAAAGAATGGGTTAGGGGGATATTAACCGAAGAAGTAAAAGATATAGTGGTAGTATACGCGGGCAGGTTTCAACCTTTCCACAAGGGGCATTATGCTACCTATTCACATTTAGTTCAAAAGTTTGGTAAGGATGCGGTTTGGATTGGGACATCCAATAAAAGTGGTGGGCCGAAAGACCCCTTTAACTTTTTGGAGAAAAAAACAATAATGACTACAATGTTTGATATCCCAAAAAATAAGGTAGTGCAGGTAAAAAACCCATATAATCCAACTGAAATATTAAGTGGATTTTCACCCAAAACAACGGCATTTGTAACTGTAGTAGGAGAAAAGGATGCACAACGATTGGGTGGTAAATATTTCAAAAAGTTTCATGCTGGAGCCGGATTTAAACCTGCGAGTGGTTATGGGGAAAGTGGTTATGTATACACATCACCAATGCAGGCAAACTCAATAAGTGGAACGGATGTAAGAAAATGGTTATCGACCGGAGATGAATCACAAAGAAAAGCAGGATTTAAAAAAGCATATCCAAAGTTTAACCCAAAAATATACAATATGATAACCCAAAAGCTGGGTGGAGTAAACGAAATTATATCAGAATTCTTTAATAAGTATAATTTAATTCCCCTTATTGAATCAACATTGGGAAGTGGATACGGCGCAGATGCAGGTGAGCCCGATGCAATTTATGTTCCATCGGGTAAAAAGCGTGTATTGGGTTTAGGTAAAGATGCGCAAAAAAATGACTATTGGTTTGTTCGTGGTGGGTATACACAAATGGAGTTTCCAAAAGCAGATATGATAGTTAAACGAAATGCAAAAAATACTGGTGATTACTATCAGTATGCGGTTAGAAGAAAGGTATTCACAATGGATGACCTTTTAGATATACCCGAAACAGAAGATTATGTAACTGCTGATATTGCTACTACACCATTAGATGTTGCACCGCCTGAAGCTCCACCCGAAGTAGAGATTGATGTTACTGGTATGGAGGATGAGGAGTTGCAGGAAGTATTTAGGGGGTTAGGATATGAGATTGTTGAATGGGTAATTGGAAAAAAATTAGAAATAATAGATAGAAAGCAATATAAGTTATTAGAAAGAATTGGTAAAAAGTTTTCTAAGTTTTTGTCGGGTGATTACAACAATTATGAAAAAAGCGGAATGGTACAATGTGCGGAGTGTGGTGAATGGTTTAAACAGATACAATACAGACACTTAAAATACTCACATCGTATGTCTATGAAAGAATACATAGAAAAGTATCCAAATCACCCATTGATATCAGAACATTTTAAAAATTTTGGAGATAAAAATCCAATGAATTCTACGATTGTTAAAGAGAAACATAAAAAAATAATGCAATCGGATGAATACAAAAAAAATCATAGTAATCTGATGATGGGTAAAAACAAAGGAAAAATTAGATTAGATGTTTCTGAAAAAAATAAAAACATATTATTTAGAAAAAAAATATCAGAAGGTGTTAGAAAATCATACATCAATAATGCATCACTTAAAGAATTAAGAAGTAATGTTGGTAAACAATTTGGATTTGGTAATAAAGAAACTCAAAAAACAATAGCAAACATTTTAAATTGGACACCTGTTGAAAATAGAAATGCGTATTTAATATATGTTGAAAATGTTCGTAGATTAACAAATGATGAATATCTTAAATATTTTAATTTAATACCAAATGCCAAAAAGCGTAGTAGAGAATATCACTTAGACCACAAATATTCTATATTGGACGGATTTAATAATAATATACCCATAGAGGTGATTTCACATTATAAAAATTTAGAAATAAAACATCACAGTTTAAATGAGAGTAAAGGTGGTGGTTCTAGCATTAAATTGCGAACCTTAATAAAAGATATAACTCATAGTGAACATAAATTGGATAATCGTATATTACTTTTATGCGGTGGGGCATACGGACACATGAATCATCCGTTTGATTTAGAGTTGGGTTTAACTTTTGGTGATTTAAAAAATATAATAACAAAGGCCTTAAAAGGTGATTTAGAATTAACTCGAGAAAAGACCGATGGGCAGGCACTTGCTATTAGTTGGCGAGATGATAAGGGGTTAATTGCTGCAAGAAACAAGGGGCACCTTGCTAATCGGGGCGAAGATGCAATGAACGCCGCAGATGTTGCTTCAAAGTTCGGAGGTAGGGGTGGATTGACTGATGCTTACAACTTTGCTATGCGGGATTTAGAAACCGCAGTAAAGGGGTTATCAAAAGCACAAAGGGATAAAATTTTCAAACAGGGTGTGAAGTTTATGAATTTGGAAGTTATATATCCAACATCAGTAAATGTAATACCTTATGGTCAGGCTCTTTTGGTTTTTCATAATACTACTGAATATGATGAATCGGGTGTTGCTATTGGGGCAGACCAATCTGATGCAGCGGTATTGGCGGGAATGATTAAACAAATCAATCAGCATATACAGGATAAATACACAATACAAGGACCACCTATTACACAACTACCAAAGGAAATGCACTTGGAAAAATTACAACCAAAGTACTTGGGGATGTTAAACAAACTACAATCAAAATATGGTTTAAAAGATAGTGATGGTATGGCAGAGTATCATCAGGCGTGGTGGGGAGATTTCATAGATAAAAACTCACCTGAAAAATTGGATAAATCAACAAGAGAAGGTTTAATAAAAAGATGGGCATTTTACGATAAGAGTTTTGTGTTAAATAATAATAACATCAAATCAGACAAGGTATTAGAATGGGCAAAGGGTGTAGATAAGAATGACCACCAAAAAATATCAAAAGATAATATCCGTCCATTTGAAGATATATTCTTAGGTGTTGGTGCAGAAGTATTATCGTTGATGAGTTCGGTATTGACAATAAACCCAGATTCAGCAGTTCGTAATATGAAACAACGATTAGACCAAACGATTAAAGATGTTCAAAGTGGTGGGGATGAAAAAAAGATAAGAAAATTACAATTAGAGCTTGAAAGAATGGCGGCAGTAGGCGGTCCTGATAAAATTGTTCCGAATGAGGGAATAGTTTTTGTATATAAGGGAAATACGCTGAAGCTAACTGGAAGTTTCGCTAGTTTAAATCAAATTTTGGGTTTATTCTATTAATTTCAGTATATTTATATTAAAATAAGTTATGAGTAAGTTAAAAAATACAAAAGCGGTTACTGAAATGTTGGCGGGGACACATAAAACGCAAACACGAACAACCGTTGGTTTTGAAGAAATCCCTACCTATGTTCGTAGAGAATTCGGTGAACAATGGCAGGATGAAAATGGGGATATGTGGGAGCAGAAGGCCGGGTATAAAGTAAAACTCGGTAAACTTCATCAACTTAGGCAGGATTTGAAAAAGTTCCCTAATTGTATGAAGGAAACCTGCGACTGTAAAAACCCAAAAAGGTTAGATGAAAAAATGCGTGCTTTTCATGGTATGTGTTTTGATTGTGTATTAAGTATGGAATCAAAATTACGGATGAGTGGGGAGTATGATAGATATGAAAAAAAGAAAATGCTGGAGAATGCGAAAGCATGGTTAAAGCAGGCTCAATTTGAAAAAGAGGCCCTTAAAGTTGCGTTAAAAATGAAGTTTATCAATGAAAATGGTTCGGTTGAAGAATGGAATGGAGTTGATATTGAAGCAGTTTTATCTAAAATAGATTCTGATTTTGAAAAGTTACGTGTAGATTATATCGAAAAATTGGAGCAAGAACTTGAATAAGAAACAACAACTTAGAGAATTAATCCGAAGTGTGATAACAGAAATTATCAAAGAGGATTTAAGAGGGTGGTTTGGTAAAGGTAAGACCGGTTCTACCACCGGGGGTGGTTGGGATAGATATTCCACTACAGGCGAAAAATTAGGCAAGTGTGGTGATGCTGAAGAAGGTGAATCATATTCTGCATGTCTTTCCAAAGAAAAAGCAAATAAGTTAGGACCGGAAGGAAGGGCTAAGTTTGTAAAACGAAAAAGGGCTGCACAGAAAAAAGCAGGGGATGCCAAAAAAGGTGGTGAACAATCAAAAGGTCAAAAGCCTGTTTTTGTTAAGACTGGTGCTTAACACAAATATAACGGAAATAAATAAACATCATATTTATATAATATAAACAAAAAGGTAGCATACAATGAAACTAACCGAATTAAGGCATCTTATTAGGAAAGCCATAAAATCTCAAATGATACACGAAAATGATGAAGAATCTGTTGAGATTGGAACGGTTAAAGATTTAAGAAGTAAGCCTGGTGACCCAGATTGGGCATCTCTTGTTAAGTTAGTTCTTATGCGAAAAATATTGGGACAAACTGCTCTTTACAGGTTAGAAACCGATAATTGGTTTAGAAGATATGAAAATCCTGGTAAGGGATATGGTATAATGATTAGAAAGTTTAGAGTTGGAAATACACCCATTAAACCCCCAAGTGGTTGGTTATTTAGTGGTAATCAGGTAGTGTTTAATGCATTGGTAACTTATTTACCGGGTGAGTTTGATAATATAAATGATGATATGCCTCAAAATTGGGAAACTGCTAAAGGTTATTTAATTTTGGGAAATAAACACTTAACAGGATATGAAATTAACTCATATTTATCACCAAAAGATTTTGAACAATTTGTTAAATCAAACATTAGAAATTACAATCCATAATTTGAGGAAGTGAATGAAACTATTAATAGAAAAAAATGTTCCAACTGACCCATCAAAATGGTCTTATTATAAATCGCAAGCAAAGAAAAAGTTTGACGTTTATCCCAGTGCATATGCCAATGCTTGGGCTGCGAAGCAATATAAAGCAGCGGGTGGTGGTTGGAAAACCGAAGAGTCTGTTGTAAATGAAGCAAAGAATGACCCTAAAATCATTTCTCAGTTAAGAGATATTGTAAAATCAGGTTCAAAGGTATTAACAGACCCCACAACAGGTCGAAAGATGCGAGTTGATAGTTATTCCGCATCTGCTATTATTAGTATATACGATGGATTAAAGCAACAAAGTAATAAAGATAAGTTTGTTAATTCAGGTTTACTAAAAATGCAATCAATCGCATTTAAAATATTGAGTAAGTTTGGGCAACCCAAAAATGAAGGTAAGCGAGATTTAGGGTTTGAGCGTGGTGATTTTGTTCACTTAAAGTCCAAAAACAAAACCGGAATGGTGCTTAAAGTACAGGGTAACAAAGTAACAATCAGAACAATGAATGGGACTGTTACAAGCACTTTGGATGATGTAATGATTTTGGCGCAGGATAACATAAATGAAGGTAATGCATTCACTGGGGCACTTTTCAATGCAAGAAAGGGGGGTTTGAAAGAGTTTGAATTTAACGGAAAAAAATACCCTGTAATAACTGAAACAGATAATGAACCATCGGATGCAGAAGTTATAAAAGCCGGAAAAGAACAGCAAGAACAAAAAGAGGAGATGTTAAAAATTCAGAAAACATTAAAAGATAATGCCAAGGATACTGCCGTATTTACCAAAATACCACAAAAAGATAGAACTCCAAAGCAAAAGGCACATTTGAAGAAAATGGGCGATTTAACAAACAAATTAAAAAAGTTAAAAAGTTTAACTGAAGATATTGATGTGGGGCATCAAGATGATGAACCTAATATGTTAAAGGCTGATTTGTTTCGTATTGCTAAATACGCAAAAGAACTTTATGAAATGTTGAATGAGTTTGATAACTCTGATGAAGAAGTTGATTTTCCTCATTGGTGGCAATCTGATATTATTCGTGCAAAAGAATTGATGGTAAACGCAAAACATTATTTGAATGGTGAATTAAATGTAAATGGTAATCCTTTGGGTGAAGGTAAAAAAAGAATTAGTGAGGGATTTAAATGGCACTTAAAAAATGATGTACCAATTTCAGAAAATGTGTTTAGGTGGGGCTCCTCCGGATTTTTCAAATTAGTGAATGAGTGTAGAGAGATGTGGAAACGTGGTAAATTCATACCAATGAATGAAAGCGATGAGTGGTTTTTAGATTCGGATTTAGGTAAAGTTGGGGTTTATGAGGGTACGAAAGTTTTATTGGATTTTCCAATGCTGGCAGAAGCTCAGTATCAAGGAACTGAAGTTGAGTTAAATTCACCAAAAAGAAACACCGGCGAAGGTAAAAAGTATGTGGTATATGTTAAAGACCCATCAAGCGATAATATACGGAAAGTAACCTTTGGTGATGTAAAGGGTGGATTAACCGCAAAAATAAATAATCCAGAAGCAAGGCGGGCATTTTCAAATAGGCATAATTGCCCTGATAAAAAAGATAAAACAACGCCAGGATATTGGTCCTGTAACCTGCCCCGTCATTGGTCTAAAATCGGTGGTGGTGAAGATATAAATTCATATTGGTAACACTATGAAAAGACCATATACCGAACAAAAAAGTGGTGGGAGTGTTATACGTGAATTTTCGCATAAATTACCATCGGATGGGTTGGTTTGGCATAGAGATAGGGAAGATAGGTTGATAGAAGTAGTTAGTGGTAGGGGGTGGATGTTTCAATTGGATAATCAGATTCCGATTGAATTAAAGACGGGAGATAGATTAAAAATCCAAAAAGAAACTTACCACAGGGTTATCAGAGGAAACACACCACTTAAAGTTTTAATTACATTTTTGGATTAATTAAATCTAAAATCATATTTATTACAAATGAGTTGTTGTATAATTTATCATAATGTGGTAGCATCTATCACCTCTGATAAGTAAAAAAGTATATGTGTGGTAATAAAAAATACAAAAAAACAAAATCAGATATATTAGGAGTATTATCAATCGCTATCAATAGTGTAAGTATAGTTCTCTACTCAAAGATAAGGTAGAGCTGATTATAAACAATTTAGATTAATTTTAACTATTTATATATAAAAAGCGGAGGAAATCGTTATGAAAAAAAATTTATCTATTTGGTCAAAAATACTTTGGCCAAAAAAAAAATTATTTGATTGGTTAATGGGTAAACCTGTTTCAAAGCAGGTTATTGAGACTGTGAAAGAAATCCAAACCATTCATGTTCCAAAGGTAGAACCACCACAATCACCTGTAAAGGAACTGAAACAGAAAACACCATCTACTAGTTCAGTTGGTAAATTGACGGGTGAGGTTAAGGATGTTACGGCACCCCCAACTGAAAAGTCGGTTGAAAATACCACCACAAAACCAAAATCAAAAAGGTATAAATCACGCTACAAAAAGAGGAAGCCAACAAATGAGTAAAGTATCTAAATTTATTGGAATAATATTAGTTGTATTAATCGCCTTATTTTTATTGAGGGATAAAATACCATTTGGGACCATTAAAGATATTTTCAAAAATGAACCCATTATGGATACTGTAACCACAATAGAGTATAAGTATGATACAATCAATAATGTATCAACTATATATACCCCAGAATGGAAAGATAGAGTTGTAATTGATATTGATAGCTTTATAGTAAATCAATCACAACCTATTGATACAATGGCACTTTTGACAGATTATTATTCAAAATATTATTATCAAGATACTGTTGCGGTAGACACATTTGGATATGTAACAATAAACGACACCATATCACAAAACAAAATCGAATCCCGTCAAACAACCTCTACTATCCGTATACCAACGAAAATAGTAACCAACAGCATTTTCATTGATAAAAGAGAACTTTATTTGGGTAGTTCTTTATCAGGAAATCGTGGATTTATGATGATGAATGGTGAGGTGTTAGTTAGAACTAAAAAAAGAAAAATATATGGGATTGGTATTGGGTTGGATAATGAAATTAACCCCACATTTACCGCAAAGCTTTATTGGAGAATAAGATAATGTCAAAAAGCTTAAAGGAGATAATATCTGAGGAGTATGTAAAGTGCGCTACAGACCCCATATATTTTTTCAAAAAATATTGTTATATACAACACCCACACAAGGGCAAGATATTATTCAACCTTTACGATTTTCAGGAAAACCTAATTGATGATTTTAAAAATCATCGTTTCAATGTTATTCTTAAATCACGTCAGTTAGGTATATCTACTATATCAGCGGGGTATTCTCTTTGGTTGATGATGTTTGAAAGGGATAAAAACATACTTGTAATCGCCACTAATCAGGATGTTGCAAAAAACCTTGTAACCAAAGTTAGGTTTATGCATGATAACCTACCAAGTTGGTTAAAAGTGGCTGCTTCCGAAGATAACAAATTATCACTTAGATTGAAAAATGGTTCTCAAATTAAAGCAGTATCTGCGACTGAAACGGCAGGACGTTCTGAAGCACTATCGTTGTTGATTATTGATGAGGCCGCACATATTAAAGGTATTGAGGAAATATGGTTATCAGCGCAATCCACACTTTCAACAGGTGGTGGTACTATCGTTCTTTCAACACCAAACGGGGTAGGTAATTTCTTTCATAAAATTTGGTTACAAGGAGAAAATGGTGATAAGTGGCATCCAACAAAGTTACATTGGACAGTTCACCCAGAAAGAAGTAATAGGTGGCGGGAAGAACAAACAAGATTATTGGGTGAAACGGGTGCTGCTCAAGAATGCGATTGTTTGTGGGGAGATTCGAATGTGGTTGTAAAAGATACCCATACAGGTGAAATTTGTGAAATATCCTTATTTGAGTTATATGATAGATTATAATTTCATATTTATTATCACAAGAGTGTAAATGAAAGGGGTTTATGCAATATATAAAAGATGGTTGGCAAAAAATAAAAAATAATATAGATAGTATATCAGAAGTATATTCTATTGAAGAAACAATTCAATTATTATTAGGAGAGTATTATTATAAAAATTATTTTGGTAGAGCTAAAAATAGAACAATGATATGTGAAAACCCAAAATTGTATAAATCAATTTACTATCATACCCAACCTCTTGAAGATATGCTGAAATTGCAAAATACCTATAAAGGAAAATATAACTTCAAATATCGTATGATTTTTTTAACGGAAAATAATGGTGATTTGGAAAAATTAAAATGTGAGTGTGGAAAAGTTTATAATTGGGAAAAGTATTGTAGACACTGCCCAGAGCCAAAAAAATCGTTTTTTGGTAAAAAGCATACAAACATTACCAAAAATAAGATGAGAGTATCTACATTAAAATATATTCAAAGTTTAAAAGGTAAAGCTGTTCCGCGATACAACCATAACTCAATTGTAGAAATAGAAAAAGTTGCAAAAAAATTGGGTATAACCGACTTACAACATGCTGAAAATGGTGGTGAATACTATATAAAAGAACTTGGTTATTTTGTCGATGGATATAGCAAGGAAAAAAATATTGTAATAGAATACGATGAAAAACATCACTTTGATGAAAATGGTCAACTTAAACAAAAAGATTTAATACGCCAATTTGAAATAGAAAAATTATTGTCATGTAACTTTATCAGAGTGAAGCATAATGAATTATAATTTTAAAGCAAATAATAGGTTTGAAATAATGACGCCAAGCGGCTTTCAGCCGTTTGGTGGAATGAGGTGCTTAAACAAGACTTCAATTTATACAATAACCTTTTCAAACGGAAAAACACTAAAATGTTCAGATAACCACCCATTTATGTTGGATGGTGAAAAGATATTGGCTTCCGATTTGGTAGTAGGTTCTAAAATATCATCGGTTGATAATCAATATGTTGATGTGGTATCTATTGAATATGCTGATATGGATACTACATTGTATGATATTGTTGAGGTTGGTGGGGGTAATATATTTAATGTAGATGGTGTTGTATCACATAATTGCGATTTCATATCATCAGGTTATACCGTTGTAGATGGTAGCGTTTTGGAGTGGTATAAGGAAACTTACATTACCGAACCTGTTGAAAAGCGTGGGTTTGATGCGAATTATTGGATATGGGATTATCCAAATTACGAAAAAGATTATGTTGTTGTGGCGGATGTTGCGAGGGGTGATGGTGCGGATTATTCCGCTTTTCATGTCATTGATGTGGAATCGGTTGAACAGGTTGCAGAATATAGAGGTAAGATAGAAACAAAGCAGTATGGCGCGTTCTTAACATCAGTTGCAACGGAGTGGAATAATGCTCTTTTGGTGATTGAAAATGCAAATATTGGGTGGGCAGTTATTCAGGAGGCAATTGACCGTAACTATCAAAATTTATATTATTCATATAGGGAGTTGGGTTATGTAGATGATGATATTCACCTGCGGAGGGGATGGGACCTAAAATTAAAAGAGGATATGGTGCCAGGATTTTCAATGACACAAAGAACCCGTCCTCTTATAGTATCAAAATTAGATACTTATATGCGAGAAAAAGTTCCGATTATTCATTCCAAACGATTAATAGATGAATTATTTGTCTTTATTTGGAATGGTTCAAAGGCAGAAGCACAAAGGGGTTACAACGATGATTTGGTAATATCATTTTCAACAGGTTTATGGGTAAGGGATACTGCACTAAAATTAAGAAAGCAAGGTATGGATTTAACCCGTAGCACATTGGGTAGTATAATCAAAATATCAGGTGATAAGGGAGTGTATTCTAACAACGGATATCAACAAAATCCTTACTTAATGAAAGATATTAGGGGTAATGATGTTGATTTAAGTTGGTTATTATAAAAAAATCATATTTATACTTATGGTAGATAAATCATTATTTGGTAGATTACAAAGATTATTTTCAACTCAGGTTGTAATTCGTAGAGTTGGTAAAGGAAAAACCCGAGCAATTGATACTCAGAGATTACAATCACAGGGTAATATAAAGGGAACATCCTACGATTATAGATATGGTAGGTTACACACCTCTCATAAAAATTGGGAAACATATAACAACCAATACAATTATTCATCCAATAGGTTAGAGTTATATACCGATTATGAAGCGATGGATAAAGATTCGATTATCGGGTCGGTGTTGGATATATATTCGGATGAATGTACCCTAAAAAATGATATGGGTGATGTTCTACGGATTAATTCCGATGATGAAAACATAAAGAAAATATTATATAACCTTTTTTATGATGTCCTAAACATTGAGTTTAACTTATGGGCGTGGATTAGGGGGATGAATAAATATGGTGATTATTATTTAAATTTAGATATTGAAGAAGGTATTGGTATTGTAAATGTATCACCTATATCTGCGTATGAGATTGAAAGAGAGGAAGGGTTTAATCCAGACAATCCATATGATGTTAGATTTAAGATAACAAACTTTGGAGGTAGTTTAGCCGCATTTAATTATCAACAATCACAAAGCACCCTTAACAATTATATTCCATTTTATAAAATAGCACATTTCAGATTATTTTCAGACACAAACTTTTTACCATATGGTAGGTCGCTTTTAGAACCTGCAAGAAAAAGTTGGAAACAATTGACTTTAATGGAAGATGCTATGATGATACATCGTATTATGCGCGCACCTGAAAAAAGGGTATTTAAAGTAGATGTTGGTAATATACCACCTACAGAAGTAGACCAACATGTGCGCAACATTATAGATAACACCAAAAAAGTTCCATATGTTGATAGTAATACTGGGGAGTATAATTTAAAGTTTAATTTGCAAAATATGTTGGAAGATTACTACCTACCTGTTAGGGGTGGTCAATCCGGTACTGAAATCGAAACATTAAATGGTATGGAGTTTACGGGGATTGAAGATATAAACTATCTTAAAAACCGAATGATGGCCGCTCTTAAAGTTCCAAAGGCATTTATTGGGTATGAAGAAGCAGTTGAAGGTAAGGCAACGCTTGCGCAGCAGGATATTCGTTTTGCACGAAGTATTGAAAGGGTTCAAAAAATTGTTCTTTCAGAACTAACAAAAATAGCAATAATTCATCTTTACGCACAAGGATATGAAAACGAAGATTTGGCAAACTTTACATTGGATTTAACAGCACCATCCATTGTTTATCAGCAAGAAAAAGTTGCCTTATGGGTTGAAAACATTAGATTAGCAACTGATATTAAAGCATCAAAAATGCTATCGCAGGAGTGGATATATAAAAATGTATTTAATATGTCAGATGATGAGTGGAAAAATGAACAACAGGGTGTTATTGATGATTTAAAATTAGGATTTAGGCAGACTCAAATTGAAACTGAAGGTAATGACCCACTTAAAACCGGAGAATCATTTGGAACACCACACGATATGGCTTATATGAGTACAATCCCACAACAGGAACAACCAGTAGCAGGTGGTGAAACACAACAACCCCCTACCCCACCTAATAGTGAAATAGGGCCTGAAGGTGGTTCGCCCGAAGGTGGATTTCCTGGCGCAGGCGCCCCACAAAAGGGAAGTACTACTGGAACGGATGAAAGTAACTTTGGGAGAAATCCATTAGGATATGAAAAAAATATATCACCCGAATCAACATATCACAAATTTAGAAAATCACCATTATCCATTGAAAACTTACAATTACAATCAAGTTTGAAATCTTACAAAGTAAAAACTAAAGAAATGTTGATGGAATCACTTAAAGCTGATGAAAAAATGGAAGAAGTTAGTCTGTTAGATGAGAAAAACATATTAAATGATATGGTTTAATTAAATTTCATATATTTATTAAATGATATATAAGGGATAAAATGAACAAACTTAAACATTCAAAATTTAAAAACACCGGTGTTTTGTTTGAGTTGCTTGTTAGACAAATTGCATCTGATACATTAAATGAAAAGAACTCACCGGCCCTTTCAATTATCAAAAAGCATTTTAAGAATGGAAGTGAATTAAGTAAAGAGCTTAAATTATATCAATTTTTGGTAAAAGAAAAATTTGATAGTAATTATAAGGCCGGTGAATTTTTGAACATCGTACTTTCAGAAAGAAAAAAATTAAATGATAGTTTGTTGAAACGTGAAAAATATAATTTAATTAAAACAATTAATGAGAGGTTTAATGTATCCGACTTTTTTAAGTATAGGGTAAATAATTATAAATCACTTGCTTCAATTTACAAATTGTTTGAAAATAATGAAAGTGTATCTCCAAAGGAATGGGTTGATTGTAAGACCGTTATTTTGGAAAATGTTACTAAAAAGGTAAAAACTGTTAAAGAAATAGTTACAGATGAATATACAAAAGAGTCAAAAGATGTTCGTTTATTGGCTTATAAGTTTTTGGTTGATAAGTTCAATGATAAATATAAGGGATTAACTACCGAACAAAAATCGGTTTTAAGAAACTACATTAACAATATTGATAATTCGGATAACTTAAAACGATTTATTTTGGGGGAAACAAAAAAACTTAAAAATGAGTTTAGTAAGATAAAAGTTTCCGATAAGGTTTATTCTATAAAGCTTAAAGAGGTAATTGGGTTAATTGATGGTTTATCTAATACCAAAATAGTTTCTGAAACACGGGCTTTGGGACTTTTACGTTATTATCAATTGTTAAATGAGTTAAAGGGCATCTAATATATGAATAGATTTTTAATTGAAGAACTTGATAAGAAATTCAAGCAATTAGAGGAAGTAGAAGAGAAAGATGAAAATGATACGGAATTGGAAGAGCAGAATGTTACCTCTAATTTGGATGGTGGTGCCGGTCCACCTCAAACTCCATACGCTTTTGCGAAAACTGAAAAGGATATGGATGATGACCATATTGAAGTATTGGGTTACAAGAAAATAAAAACCGTAAAGAGAAACTTTTTAGAAAGGTGGGAGCGAGAGATTGAAGGTATTATCGGTGAAATGAATTATCGTCAATATCGTAAAAATGAAACAGGTTCTCCACAATTAAAAATCAATAAAGCAATTAAAGAAATCAATAGAAAAATATACGAAGTAGAGCACTTAGTCAATCAAAACATAAAATTAAAAACTGAAATGGGTGTTTCATCTAATACTTATTGGAAAAAGACAAGAAATAACTTTTCTAAAATATCGGAGAGGTTAAATCGCATTTCACTTAAAATTAAACAATTAGGTGCGTAAAAAATGAAAAAGCTATTAGTAGATACTATTGTATTTGATATTAAACCCCAGCAGCTTAAAGAAGCAGCAATGAAGGGTGATGGTAGGCTTATTGTAATCGGTGTTTTACAAAGAGCAAATGAAAAAAACCAAAATGGTAGGGTATATCCTGAAAGTATATTGAAGCGTGAAGTTCAAAAGTATAAGGGTAGGGAAATAGCCGAAAATCGTGCGTATGGTGAATTAGACCATCCTGAATCATCGGTAGTTGAGTTAAAGAATACATCACATATTATTAGAGATGTTTGGTGGGATGGTGCTGATGTAATGGGTAAGGTAGAGATATTAAATACCCCATCAGGCAGAATACTTAAAGAGTTGGTAGAGGCTGGATGCACAGTTGGTATATCATCGCGGGGCATGGGTTCGGTTCGTCAAATTAAAGAAGATGGGACAGTTGCAGTTGAAGGGGATTTTGATTTGATATGTTGGGATTTTGTAAGTAATCCATCTACCTATGGTGCTTTTATGGCACCTATGAATGAGGGTGTAACTAATAAGGCTGATAAGTATAAAAAAGCAGGTGATATTATGAGAGATATCATTTGTGAAATTGGTGGGTATTGTGAGTGTCCTCAAATTGGAGAAACAAAATGAGTATAAATACAAAAGAAATTGAAACTTTGCAAAAGCAAAAAAATGATTTACTGAAAAAGGTAGACCCTTTAATAGCAAAGAAGAAAAAGTTGTATAGTGATGTAGATATTACTACCCCAAAATCATCGGATGAAAAAAAGTTGGATAAAGAACTTGCAGACCTTTTTTCGGAAATAAATGCTTTGGTTCATAAAATAGTTAAGTTAAAAAAATCTCAAAATGAAGGTAGGGGTATTATGAAAGAAGCAAATATAAATTGGAAAGAGTTTTATACAATGGCCAAAGATACATCCGGTCACAATCCTAATTTTGAAAAAAAATATGGTAACTTAATGGATAGACCTCATATTGCAGATGCGCTCAAAAAGGCACGAGATTTTAATTCGTTTTTAAAGGCTGTAA